TCTACACGGAAAACCTTCGTTGAGGCCAAGCGATGGCTCGCACCGTCAGCTGACACGACTAAGACGCAGCAGAATCAAGCGGTTGTTTCCAGCCTTGAGCGTTCAATAGCAGGTGCCCGCTGATGCCTGACATCCTCAACAGCCTGCGAATCTACCTCAAGACGAAGACGGCGATTACGTCAGCTGTCGGTTCCAGCGACGCTGCCCGCATCTATTTCCACGATGCCAAGGAAGGCGCGGTGATGCCGTTCCTAATCTTGGAAATCTTCGAGGGTGAATCCAACGAACACCTTGCCGGAATCAGCGGCGTCTGCAGCAACCGCATCCAGATTGACTGCTACGGCGTGACGGCAGCGGCGGCCTACAGTTTGGCCGAAGCTGTCCGGCTGGCACCGCTGCAGATGTTTCGCGGGTCAATGGCCACTGGTGGCGATTTGGTGCGGGTGCTGAACGTCACCAGCAACGTCAGCTATCGGCGAGGCTTCGACCCGCCAGTATCTGGTTCAAGTCAAAAACGGTATTGGGTGAGCAGAGACTACATCATCATGTATCAGGAAGCGACAAGCTAAGGAGAGTTTAGAACATGCCAAACACACGAATCGACACCGGCCACGGCGGCACGATCACCTTCGGAACCAGCAGCCGAGCATTTAACTGGCTGACCATCGACGCTGGCGAGCGATCACGTCCAGCAGTTGACATCACCCACCTGGCCAGCACCACGCCAACTTACATGGCTGGCGACTTGGAAGAGCCGGGTGAAATTACTCTGACTTTCCAGTTTGACCCAGCCGGAACCGCAGGCTGGTACGCAACCAGCACCGCTGCCGAAACCGTGACCATTACTTGGCCGGTCGCACCTGGCGGAACCACTGCCGCCAACTACGCAGGCTCGGGACTGGTGACGCGGGTCAAGTTCCCGACGCTGCAAACCAACCAAGTTCAGACTGGCGAGATCAGCGTCAAATGGTCAGGCGGCACCCCGCCAGCATGGACCGCAGGCAACTAATCGGAGGCACCAATGGCAGAACGTGTACGGCTGGCACCGCATCCAGCGAAAGACAAAGACGGCAACCCGCTGTTCCCGCAGCTGCGGAGCATCATCGCCGACGGCTACGGGCTGGTCGGCTACACCGGCGACCCGCCGTATCACCGGGTGCAGTTTATCAACTGGCAAGCATCGCAGGAGCCTTGGATCGTAACAGCGGTGCGGGTGCTGGTTGCCTGCGAGTTTGGCAAGTCGCCAGACGTGATCACCAGCGTTTCAGAACCAGTCGAAGTCAAAGATGAGGATGAAAATTAATGGCCAATGAAATTAGCGTCACTGTTGGGGCGTCCGTCACCAACGGCTTTTTGAAACAAACTACGGCAACCCAGACGCGCCAGTTCAATCAAACGACTGGACGGGCTGGCAGCGTATGCCAGGACATCGGCACCAGCGAGGAATCTATTAGCTTTGGCGATGTCGTGCCGGGCTATGTGGTGGCCACGAATCTGGACACGACCAACTTTGTCAGCCTGCGGTTTGCAAGCGGCGGCGGCAACGCTATCCGGTTGCTGGCCAATGGCGGGCAAGCCTGCTTCCATTTGGGGACAGGTATTACGCTCTACGCAATCGCCGATACGGCAGCGTGCAAAGTCAAGTTCGATAGTTACAACACCTAACAAGGGAAGAGCAGATGAATCGCGAGCAGTTTTTGAAAGCACGAGAAACGAAGGTCGTCACGGTCGAAGTGCCGGACTTCGGCCCAGTCAAGATGCGTGAGTTACCGGAATCGCTGAGGGTGCGGGAGTTTGACCTGTGGCTGCGGCCCGGCGACAAGGTCAACAAGCAGCGGCAGCAGGACGCGCGGCTAAAGATTGTCAGCCTCTGCGTTGTCGGCGATGACGGCCAGACTTATCTCACCGAGGACGATTTCCCGCAGATGCGGCAGATGCCATCGTCGGTGGTTAGTAGGCTGGCCGAGGTTGCCATGTCGCTGGCCGGACTGTCCGACGAGGACATCGAAGCCAAGCTAAAAAAAACATCCGGCGACTAAGGAACAATCACCGCCGATTTTTGCACCTCAAACTTGCGGAGATTAGCGGGCGGCTGAATGCCGATGCAGTGGCTGACGAGTTGATGACGGACCAGATGTTTGAGTGGTGGGCGTACGGCTACCTGCAGTCCTGGTTTCCGCAGGAACAAGAGAAGCGTGGAATGGACCCAGCGGCGGCTCAGGAATTCTTTCAAAGGCTAGGCAATGGCTAGTACGACAATCCACACGCTGTCTTACAAGATGGTTGCCGACACGCAGAACTTTACCCGCGGCCTGATCAGCAGTCGCAGCGAAGTTGCCTTGATGAAGAAGATCATGAACGACACCTCGCCAGAACAGAAGTCAGCCAAGGCGATGGCTGCAATTGAAAAGATGCTGCAGTCCGGCAAGATTAGCCTTAATCAGTACAACCAAGCTGCGGCGAAAATCAAGGCTGAGCTTGATGCAATTCAAAAGGCTGCCAAGCCAGCTGGCGAACGACTCGATAATTTTGGCTCGTCTCTAAAAAACATCGCTGCGGCTTATCTGTCGATTCAGACCGCGCAAAAAGGCGTTCAGCTATTCATAACGACGCTAGACAAACTGGACGCACAGCAAGACAACGCCTCGCGGTTCGGCATGGTCGTTGATGATTTTATCAGGCTGCAGTTTGCGCTCACCAAAGGCGGCGAAATTTCAGCGGACAGCGTGCCGGGTGCCATTGCCGCCATGCGAGACAACTTGCAGCTTGCCGCAATGGATATGGGGCGATTCAAGGAAATTTTTTCTCAGCTCGGTGCCGACCAAGACGTAATCGCTGCCGTCTCGTTCATGCCTGTTAAAGAACAGTTTGAAACGATGGTCGACATGATAAGCCGCATTCCCGACGCAGGTAAACGCGGACTGATTACTCAAAAGCTATTTGGCACTGACGAAGGCCAGATGAACAGCTTAATGGCCGAAGGCTTAAGCGGCATCCAGAAGCTATACGACGAGTCCGCTAAGTTTGGAATGCTGCAAGGCAAAGACGCCGCAGCAATCAGCAAAGCGGCCGACGACTGGAAAGAAGTTGGCCTTAGATGGGAAGTCGTTGTCAAGCAGTTTACGGTCGCTCTTCTACCGATCGCGGAACGATTGGCGGAAATTGCCAGAGCGTTATTTGGTAATAACGAGCAAGTGCGATTGGCGTCAGGAGGCGATAACCCAGGCTTAAGGATCGTAAGGCAGGCCGAGTCAATGGCGGCTATGACTCAGGAAGGCATGGTCAAATTCCAAGACAACAAAGGTTTTACGACTCGGCGAGTTCGCGGAAACCTCGATGCCAATAAGCTAATCTCGTTTTTTGCAGAAGCACAAAAGTTGGATCCGAACTTCGCTGAGCAAACACTAACACCCGACCAGCGCAGCCAGCTTTTCAAAAGCGCATTGCCGGGCAACCCAGGCGGCAATCAGGAAGCTGTCCAGCTGGCAATACTTGAAGAGCTTAAAAAGCAAACGCAAGCATCGGCGGAAATGGTCCGGCAGCAAGAAGAGAAAAGCTCGCAAACACGCAATGTCGCTGGACTGGTCGAATAGCAAGGAACGCACATGGCAGCTAATCGCAAATCACAAGACCTCACCGAACGCTTGGTCGATGGCTTTCTCCAGTACGACTACGTGGAGACGTGGCAGGTCGACGCCAGCGGAATTGCTGCGTCGCTGCTCGATGCCAGCCTGCCGCAGATTGGCCAGCCGTATTTCATTACCGGCGTGACGACTCCCGTTTACTGTTTCCAGCGAACACCTCGCCGACGCAGTGACTTGCAGGCCAAGTTCCTGTTCGATGTCGTCTGCAGTTTCACCAACGCCGTCACCCGCTACGACCGGACCAGCGAAGGCTTGCCAGCCGACCAGCCGGAAAACATCGTGCCGCGGGTTGATATTGCGTTTGAGGAATACAGCGAGGCGTCACCTCGAGCCCAGTTTGTCGGCATCTTCGACCAAGACACAGCCGCCTCATTCTTTGCACCGCAGTTCACTTCTCAGGTTCCGCCTTACCTGCCATCGCCGCAGTTCGGCATCAATAGAGCAATCGTCAACTCGGCGAACGACCCTCAGCAAAACGTCAACAAACGCAGCCACACCAAGCGAGTCACCTACTGGACTTGGCACCGGGACTGGGACAGCAGCTGGGACGACTACATCGACAGCGTTAATTCAGGTACGACGACAATCAGCCAGTCCGACAAAGACGGCCTGCGGCTACGGTATTCCTTCGACGCCTACACGCTGCTTATCAACGACATCATCAAAGAGGACCACTGGCGAGACGGCAAGCTGTATTTCCGCCGCGGCGTTGTGTTCAGCCACAACCCAGAGTCGTGGTTTCTCCAGCTGCCAGACCAAGGCTTTAACGAGATGCTGTTTGTCGGCCAAAACAAAGAAGGCGGGGCAACGGTCACGGAAAGCGACATGGACGACTTGTTCGGTTCCGAGCGAGCCGATTACGAATCGCTGGCCATCACCTACCCGGTGCCGATTGCTGGGCTGATTGCCTATGCACCGACCGAGACGCGAGTTGCGCCAGCCGAGCCGCAGCTGCTCAACGGTCACGGCCGCCTGATCAAGATTGCACCGCCGGACAACGCCAGCTTTCTGCCAAAGAAAATGGTTTACATGCCGTACACGGTCAAGGACTTCTCTGCACTTGGAATCCAGTAATGGAACTGACGCCGGACGACATCAAGACCATCCGTGAAATGCGGCGTTGGATTCAAACCAACGGGCAGGCCGGGACCGTCAGGCCGCAGTACACCCGCAAGCCGCCGAGGATGTTGCCGACCAGCCAGATGAAACTTGTCAAAGCACCCAGCGGCGGAATCCCTGGGCGAGTCTGCACCCTACTTGGCAGCGTCGAGTGCGACGTGTGGAACGAAAGCAACACCACGGAACAAATTAAAGACAGCACCCAAAACATTACCGTCTACAACTGGGCCACGTCTGCGGCCTGTGCGACTGGCGACCGATACGGAATTGCGGGCTGGTGCAATGGTGCGTGGTACATCATCGCAGAAGACTGCAACGACGAGGGTTCAACGGTCTTGCCGGGAACGGGCAGCGGTTCAGGCGGCACTGTGACCGATGCAATCGATACCAGCACGATCACGACTGCCGTCAGCACTGGGCAATTTAATAACGTCACATTCTCAGGAACAGGAACCGGCAGCGGCCCGGCTTAATTATGCCAACACTCACCAAGTTCTATTCTTTCGTGGAGGCGCTCCATGAGGGCAAGCATAACCTCGGCAGCGACACGCTGAAGTGGATTCTGACCAACACCGCTCCAAGCCTTTCGTGGACGCAGCTCAGTGACGTTACTGGCCAGCTGTCAACGGCAAACGGTTATACGCAGAATGATAAGGTCATGACCGTGACCAGTTCGGCGCAAAGCTCAGGGCTCTACACGCTGATTGCCTCGGATGTGACGTGGACGGCCAGCGGCGGAAGCATCGGACCATTCCGCTATGCCATCGTATTCAATGACACGCCAACTTCTCCGGCGGACCCGCTAATTGGCTATCTGGATTACGGCTACCTTGTGACCGTGGCAACAGGCCAGACGTTTACGCTGGACTTCGACGCCGTGGCTGGCCTTTACTTTGCTACATAGGTGACGCATGGTCGGCAAGCTTGGATGCGGATGTTGCGGACCACGGACAGACGATCCAATCTGGCACGGTCCATGCGATTGCGGGCAGGAGACTGAGGCCGTTCGTGGTGATTACGAATACGGCTGGGACGAGCCGGTCCCTAACTGGAAGCCGTTTCAGCGTCCAGCGAGCGGCGTGGTCCCTTACACAGATTGGATTCACAGCTCTCGGTTTCACGCAGCCCCTCGGTCTACGTTCACTACGACATTTCAGCCGCCTTACTTTACGGGCTTCAACAACACAAACCTTTTCTCAAATAACCTGCCGCATGGTATTGGCATTGAAGGCGCGTCTTCGCCAAGCCACTGGGCCACGCAATTTTGCTGGAACGAATTCAATTATGAGATCTCAACGGATGTGCGGGTCAATTCCGGCATCCAGCCGGTTCTGATTCGTGGTCAGGCTGGCGTGCCATTAGGCGCGGAATACACGCGGGTCTACGCAGTCGGCCAGCAGTTCACCGGCATCTACCTCAGAGATCCCAATCTGCCGTTCGCGCCAGATTTCCAGATTGTCGCCACTT